TGGTTACATGGATGGGGAACATGGCGAAGACCGCTAAGGAGGTTGAGACGCCTACGCAGCAGTTAGAGTACAAGAGCCTCTTCATTGGGTTGCTTGAGGGGCGCGTTGGTAATGCTGAAATACTCAAAGCAAACCTCACCGCCCAGCAGATGATGACATTGGCCGACAAGGCGCGGAGCATCCGCCACGAGAACCGCGCCGTAGCCGTGGCGGAGAGGGCTAATGCCATCGCGGATAATGTATCGCCCATCGTGAAAAGCACGGAGTACCAATCTGGTAAGGATTACCTATCCCACTACCTGAAGACAGCCCCTAACGCCTCTATGGATCCGTTCGGTGTTGGCAGTGACTTCACGCATCAGCAGCAAGCAGCCGCTCAGTTGGAGTTCACACAACGGGCGCTCAATGAGAAAGACCCCGCGAAGCTCCGGGAGATTCTTCACGATGTAGCCAATAAGTACCAGAAGCGCATAGCAGATAACGAGGCACAGGTAGCCAAAGCAACCCCGGGCTGGATTCAATATGACTCCAAGGCGGCGGTGCTGGATGCAGCAGAGCGTGGTGAGATAGACAAGTCCCGCCTCAAAGCACACCTAGATTACTTCAACGCACATTCCAAACAGAAACCTAAATGAGGATATTGAATGCCTAACATAATCCCGGACTATATCCAGCAGAAGAGTGCCCGTGAGAAGTCCGATATTGCCGCTATGGTGGCAGCAGAGCGGGAAAGCATGAAGGCCGAAGAGGTTAGTGCGGCTACAGCAGCTCCGGTAGCAAGCCCAGCCCCAGCAGCTAAACCCGCAGCCCCTAAGGCCAACACCGGGATCATCACCGAGGGCGCTAAGGCTATCGTAGGTGGTGTGAAGGATGCCGCTCAGGGGGTGTTTGACTTGGGCTTCGATGCCGCTAAGTGGCTCGATGAGAACGTCTTAGATGTCCGTGTTGATGCCCAGCGCCACGCCCTGCAAGCCCCAAGGTTCGATCCTAACGGTGTGTTGGATAACCAGACAACCGGGGGCAAGATAGTCCGCACGTTGGCTCAGGTGGCTATTCCCTTTGCGGGTTCACTCCGAGCACTCAAGGGTGTTCAGATGGTAAACAACACCGTCAAAGCGAGTGCCGTAGGTGCGGCTGTGGACTTCACTGTGTTGAACCCCGAAGAGAAACACGTTTCGGATGTGGTTCGGCAACTGGCCGGATCGGACTCTATGTTCGACAATACGGTAACTCAGTGGCTCTCATCACATCCTGATGACTCACACTTTGATAGCCGCTTGAAGAACACCTTGGAAGGCTTGGGCATCGGCGCTGCCGTTGATGGTACATTCAAAGTCCTCAAGGCAGTGAAGACCCACTTCTGGAATAAGGGAGTTGACCCGGCAGCAGCAGTTGAGCAGGGCGCTAAGGAGTTTCAAACTGACGCTGCACACGCTGAGGCACATAGTCAGCCCTCGGTGCTCGACAAGATCAATGATGCCACTGGGGTATCCAAAGGTGGCAACAAGGCACAGCGCCGTGGTGATGCCTTTGATGCGTTCTATAGCAACCCCGAGAACACCGCGAAGCTGGACGCATGGCAAGCCGCAGCGGAGAGGGCTAAGGATGTGGAGACTCTTGCTAAGGGCGCTGACAACACAGCCATCAAGACTCCCTACTCAGGAGCGCCGCAGTTAATCGGCCACGCTGATGATCCTATGGTTAAAGACCTCGGGGCTTCCTTCAGTGATGCGATGGGAGTCACCTCAACAGCAACCCGTGCAGCAGCTGCCGAGGCTGTCCCAGCGTTCGCCCGCACCGCAGAGCACCTTGTCGCAATCAGATCATATCGGCAGTTGCAGGAGGCTACGCTGGAGTCCTTCAGGGATTCCTTTAAATCCATAGAGGGTTCTGGTGTAGTCCTCAGCGCATCCGAGAAGAAGGCCGCCAAGGTTATAAACTCAATCGACCTGAATGCCCCACACGCTGCTACCGAAGCTGAAGACTTGGCGAAGATAGCTGAACGTCAGAAGGCTCTCGAAGCGGCAGCGCCTTTGGTCGGTAAGATCAATCCAAACGGTACATTCAGTTTCACCAAGGATACCAATGGTCACATTGAGCCTTCCTCACTGATCCTCGCGGGTAGTCACGCGTCTAAGCAGGGTGCTATGAATGGCGCTGCTATGGGCGGGGTATCTCTGGAACAAGCTGATCCTAACGAAGACCCAGTTACCAAGTATGCCAATGCGGCTGTTGCTGCTCTGGCGGTGTATGGCGGATGGCGCGTGATGAAGCACTATGGGGCAACCAAGGCAGCGGCTAAGGACGCAGCGGATGTAGCCAGTGGCTTGCCCAAGTCGGTAATCGAGGGCGCTAAGGCCGGGTCTGCACCCGCAGCTAAGTATGCAAGTATCGCCCCTAAGGCCACAATGCTCCGCAAGGTAGTCCCCACGATACACAAGGACACCGTGAACAGCATGGTGGAGAATGCGTTGAAGGGAGACTACAAGGCTTCAGCAGAATCGGTACTCAAGAGTGACTTCAATATGGATCACATTGACACCCCCGAGGAAGTCAAGGAGTTGATTGATGGATTCTCAGCGCAGTTCTCTAAGGGCATCGACCAAGCAAAGCATGGTACTCAGGCATTCAGTCAGATCGAAGAGTTAGCTAAGGAGCTAGGGTCAAGCACCAAGGCCCTCCGAGCTACCTACGAGAACACTGATAACCTCGCTGCTCAGGTGTTGGCCCATCGAACCCTGATGACCGCATCGGCTGAGAAGGTTGCCAGTATGTCCCGTGCAGTGATCAATGGCGGCGACACAGTGGATGCTATCCTTGCCCTCAATAAGCAGGTGACACTCCACGCGGCTATCCAGTCCCAGATGAAGGGAATCCAAACCGAGATAGCCCGGTCACTGAGTGCCTTCCGTATCACTGCGTCCACAGCGAACCTCTCAATGGCCGAGAAGGATGCCTTGATTACCAGCTTGGGCGGACGGGATGTAAACATGAAGTTGGCTGCTCAGTTGGATGATATTGCTGGGGATACCCGCCTTCTCAACTCCTACACCCGCCAGCTCGGTAGATCACCGTTCCGTAAGACGATGGATGCTCTATTCGAGGCGCGTCTGTTCGGCCTTCTGTCCTCCCCCGCAACCCATGTGGTCAACGTAATGGGCAACACGATGAACGCTGTGATGTCTATAGCCGAGAGGCAGACAGCGGCCACCATCGGGCGCTACAGGAACGTCCCACCGGGCAGTGCAGTGGAGCAAGCAGAGGTCAAAGCGTATATCCTCGGTATGTACTCAGGGCTTCGCGATGCTGTGCGCCTAACATCCACAGGCAAAGCGGCTATCTGGGATGCCACTAAGATGTACGCTAAGGGTGATCGTGACGGGGCTGTAGGACTTCTCCGTGAAAACAGCAGTGAGATGGGCGGTGCTATTGAATCATTCTTCCACAATGCCCCTGTGCTGGACAATGCGGCCTATGGTTCTCGTGAGTACAACGGGGGAATCCCTGCGTTATCCTCTCAGTCCCTTGAGATAGACCCAACGCAGTTCATCGGGAAGTTCACGGACTACCTCGGGGCAATCTTAGGCGCTCCCGGACGCTTGCTGACCACATCAGATGAGCTGTTCAAGACAGTGTTCCACCGTGGAGAACTCAATGCTCAGGCGTATCGCCACGCGAGGTCTGAGGGCCACGAGGGTGATGCCCTAGTTCAGCGTATGCAGCAGCTCGTTGACGATCCTACCCCAGAGATTCGCAGTCAGGCTCTCGGGGCGGCTCGGTATAGCACGTTCACTACACCGCTGGGCAAGACTGGCACTAAGTTCACCGAGCTGGTGCATTCAACCCCCGGCGGACGCTGGCTGTTCCCATTCATCAAGACCCCAACGAACATCGCTAAGTACATGGTGCAGCACACTCCGGGACTAAACCTCCTGAGTTCACACATCGGAGCTGAGATGGCCGCTGGCGGCGCTCGTAGGGACATCGCTATAGCTAAAACAGTTGTCGGTGGGGGACTTTACGCCCTCGCTGGGGGGCTGGCGGCGGAGGGTTTCCTAACTGGAGGCGGTGATATTCACAACAAGGAAGAGATGATCGCCGGATGGCGTCCGAACTCCCTGAAGCTGGGCGATAAGTATTACGAGATAAACCGCTTAGACCCTGTTGGTGGGATGCTATTCATGGCGGCTGATATTACCGCAATCATGGGGCATCTCGATGAGCACGATGCGGGGCAGGTGGCATCAGCAGCGGTACTCTCTATCCAGCGCAACCTTGCGTCCAAGACGTATCTCAAAGGTGTCACCGATCTGGTGTCAGCAGTCCATGAGTATTCGAGCGGTAACGAGAAGGCAATCACCCGATATATGCAGAACTTCGGTGCGTCATTCCTTCCGTACTCAGGGGCTTCCAACGCGATTCGCAAGGAACTCGACCCTGAAATGAAGGAGGCCATGACGCTCATTGACGCCTTCAAAGCGAAGATTCCGGGTATGTCTAAGGATGTCCATCCAACGGTGAACCTCTTTGGGGAAGACCAGCACTACGATGCAGGTGTTGGCCCGGATATGCTGTCACCGATAGCTACCTCAACGCAGTCCCTTGATCCGGTTGCTAATGAGATTGCACGGCTGCACATCGACCTCAAGAAGCCCTCATCGAAGATCACTATCGAGGGCACTAAGGAAAGTATCGACCTCACCCCAGACCAGTATTACAAGCTCCAAAAATACTCGGGTGAGCAGTTTAAAGCCCTGTCTACGAAGGTGGTGTCTAGCTCTCAATACCAGAACTTACGCGAAGAAGAGAGCAATACAGGGTACGTTAGCTCCAAACAGCTAATCATCAAGAAGTTGGCCGCACAGGCGCAGCAGATTGGACACGCTAAGTTACTTCAGGAATACCCTGAGATAACTCATCGCACCCAGATGATCCGCGTGAACAAGGGGCTGGCCCTCCGTGGCGAGAAGGTTCTACCTCTTGATCCCCAATCTGAAGCTCCAGCTCCAATACTTCCGTTGGCAGCACAGTAGTACCTCCGTGGGGGAGCGTTCTGTTCCCTCACATTTCATTTCCTCAAGGAGAATCAATGGCGCTTGCCTCCGTAACATATAGCGGGAATGGGACAACTCTTTCATTCCCTATCCCATTCGCCTACACAGACCCGACGACCATCACAGTGCTGCTTGGGGGAGTTCCTACAACTTCGGGGTTCATAGTGTCTGGTGGGTCAGTTGTATTCACTATCGCACCGCTTAGTGGGGTTGTCGTTACCATCAAACGGATCACCAATAAGGCCACTCAGGCCGTGATGTTCCATGATGCCTCCGTCCTGACAGCCCCAGACCTAGCCGCAAACAGCACTCAGTTGTTCAACCTCCTTCAGGAGCAGGACGATGTGGCAGGGAATGCTCTGGGTAAATCCTATGATGGCCTATTTGATGCTGGTGGGGTTCGTATCAAGAATGTTGCTGCTCCGGTTAATCCTCAGGATGCCGTAACGAAGTCCTATGCGGACTCAACCATCCCCGTATCGGTTGCAGCGGCTGCTTCCAGTGCTACATCTGCCAGCTCATCGGAAGCGGCGGCAGCGGCGAGTGCCCTAGCTTCTGCAATATCCGCAGCGCAGTCACAGACGATGCCCTCGGCTTACATCACGGGGATCAACTCAGGTCAAATAGGCGGATTCCGCAACAAGATCATCAACGGCGATATGCAGGTGGCACAGGTTAATGGGGGGACGGCTGTAACTCCCGCTGTAGCGATTACCTATCCGCTAGACCAATGGCAATATATTCCTTCCCAAGCATCTAAGCTAACACTTCAGCAAGTGGCCGATGCACCCGCTGGGTTTAAATATTCAACTAAAATCACAGTAGCCGCCCAATATGCTCCACTCGCGACAGACTACTTTGGCTACGTCCAACCGATTGAAGGGCAGAATATTGTTGATTTTCAGTTGGGTAGTGCTGGAGCAGTGACCCTAGCAACTTCTAATTACATTAAAGGAAGTGTCGCGGGTGTTTATTCTGTATACATAAAAAACGGGGCAAATAATCGAAGTTATGTTGGTACAATCAATGTAACAACAGCGTGGGCAAGGGTTGTGATAACCTTGGTCGGTGACACTTCTGGCGTATGGGCAACAGATAAAACCGTTGGATTGCAATGGGGTATTGACCTTGGTTCAGGCACAAATTTTAATACGGCTGCTAATGCTTGGCAGGCAGGGAATTTTCAGAGAACATCAGGTTCAGTATCATTCGTAAATCAAGTCGCAGGTTCAACTCTAAACATCACTGGCGTTCAACTCGAAAAAGTATCTGCGGGAGCAACCCAAGGAACTGAGTTTGAACACGCTAAACCTGACGATCAGTTGCGATGGTGTCAGCGGTATTTACCTTGCTGGGGTTATGTAGATGGTGCGAACTTAGGTACAGGCGTGTTCGTCGCTACGACTGTTGCATATAGCACTTTGGTTTTTCCTGTACCAACCCGTGTACCTGTTACAGGAGTTATTTGTTCGGCTACATCCCATATGCAAGCTAACAACAGTGGCGGGTTTGTCGGGTCAGGGACTATATCTCTTAACATGACGGGGAGCAAGTCTGCATTGATTGGGTTTCTCGTAGCAGGTGCAACAGCTGGCACATCATACTACTTGTATTTCAATAACGCAGCAGGTCAACTCTACTTCACAGGATGTCAATTATGATTTGGAAACTTTCTCAAGATGGTTTGTCCGCATCTCGCACACTGGACAATGGCAGTATGGAAGCGCGACTGGTTTCAGCTATTGATGCAGACGAATTGGCAACAGCACTGCCAGCAGATCCAATCCCTGCGCCTTCTTATCAGGAATTGAGGCAGGCAGAGTACCCCCCAATGTCTGACTACATGGACGCCATTATAAAGGGCGATGTTATTCAGCAGCAGGCCTACATCGACAAGTGCATTGCGGTTAAGTTGAAGTATCCGAAGGTGTAACAATGACTGACACTCTTAACTGCCACCACGCAGACCGCGTTGTGACCCTTGAGGTGCGCGTGGATGAACTCCAAGATGACCTCAAGGAAATCCTCAAGGAACTCAAGGAGGTCAACACTCAACTCACCAAGTACAAGGGGTTCATCGGGGGCATCGCCTTCGTTATCTCCAGCCTCCCGGTACTCTGGGCATTCACTACGGCCCACTGGAAATAACGCCATGACCCAAAAGAAAGCCACAGAGCAGCAGCTATCAGATCTTCATGCCGAACTCGCGGGGATGCTCAAGGAGGCCATCCAGCCAGAGCCTATAGTGGTTGATGGGGAGGTTATCGGTAAGCGGTTCAACGCCGCTAACCTCAATGCTGCCCGGCAGTTCCTCAAGGATAACAACATCACCTCCACGCTGGACAGCCCCGCAGTGAAAGACCTTGTGGACTCCCTGCCATCCTTCCAAGATGAGCCGGGCATGGTGCAGCAATACGCACACAGCCGCCACTAAGGGGCTACAGCAGCTCCGCGCTGGGTTGTCTATAGGATGACCTAGCTGTAACACCATCAACGCCCTGTAGGCTCTCTACGGGGCTACACTCCCTTCTATAGACCGCTCAATGACCCAATTAGACAAGATCAAGGCAGACTTCCGCCTATTTATGTGGGTTATCTGGAAGCACCTCAGCCTTCCCGACCCTACACCGATCCAGTATGACATCGCCCTGTACCTCCAGCACGGCCCTCGCCGTCGCATGGTGCAAGCCTTCCGAGGTGTGGGTAAGTCATGGATCACCGCAGCATTCGTTCTATGGCGACTCCTGAAGAACCCCGAAGAACGCATCCTTGTCGTGTCAGCTAGTAAAGACCGGGCAGATGCCTTCTCAGTGTTCCTCAAGCGCCTCATTGATGAAGTGCCAATCATCCAGCACCTCCGTCCCGATCCTTCGCAGGGCCACCGGGACTCCATCGTAGCCTTTGACGTGGGCACAAGCTCCGCTCACCAAGCCCCCTCAGTGCGTTCGGTAGGTATCACCGGACAGCTCACGGGCGGTCGAGCCACGATCATTGTTGCCGATGACGTTGAAGTACCAAAGAACTCCATGACGCAAACCATGAGGGATCGCCTCGCTGAGTCCGTTAAGGAGTTCGATGCGGTTCTTGTCCCAGATGGCGAGGTTGTCTATCTTGGTACTCCACAAACTGAGATGTCCCTTTACAACACCCTCCCTGAGAGGGGCTATGACATCCATATATGGCCTGCTAGATACGTCAGCATAGGTGAGGTTGCCCGATACAAAGGGAGGCTTGCTATGATGATCCTACGGCGTATTGAGGATGGTTCTGGTAAGCCCGGAGTCACCACTGACCCCAAGCGGTTCACCGATCTAGACTTAGCGGAACGCGAGGCTTCATACGGTCGCTCCGGGTTTGCTCTCCAGTTCATGCTCGACACCTCGTTGAGTGATGCTGACCGATACCCCCTGAAGATCACTGACATGATGGCTCTGGACTTGGACAATGAAGTTGCCCCTGTGAAGCTCACTTGGGCATCTGGTAGGGATGTGCAGGATACCTTGGAGTCCGTTGGATTCCCCGGTGATCGCTGGCATAAGCCCATGTGGATGTCCTCAGGTGAATCCGGTATGGCTAAGTACCAAGGTTCAGTCCTCTTCATCGACCCGTCAGGGCGTGGTAAGGATGAGTCCGGGTATGCAGTAGTGAAGATGCTCAACGGTATGTTGTTCCTCATGGACTGTGGGGGATTCCGTGAGGGCTACACTCCGAAGACCTTGCTGGCCCTCGCTGGGAAAGCCCGAGAGTTCGAAGTGAACTCAGTGGTCATAGAGGATAACTTTGGTGATGGTATGTTCAGTGAACTATTCAAGCCATATCTCGCCAGAGCCTTCCCCACGTCCATTGATGAGGACTTCCTGAAGGGACGCAGAGCACACGGCCAGAAAGAGAAGCGCATCATCGACACTCTTGAACCTGTACTCAATCAGCACCGCCTCGTTGTGAACCGTAAGTTGATCGAACGGGACATGACGAACTACAACGAGCATCCCGGTGATGTCTACCAGAAGTATTCGCTGTTCTACCAGTTGACCCGCATTACCCGCGAGAAGGGCGCATTGCTCCATGATGACCGCTTAGACGCTCTTGCCGGGGCAGTGGCGTACTGGGTTGAAGAGATGGGTAGGGATCAGGATAGAGTCCTCTCTGAGCACGCTAGTAAGCTCCTAGAGGCAGAGCTGTCCGAGTTCATGGATCACGTTCTAGGTGAAAATAGTCAATCTGACTGCTTTTGGTAGCACCTCTGTAGCCCCCGTATCCATTGGCTTGCGTGATGGGGGGGTTATAGTAGAGAAGAAAATATATGTATACATAAAGAAGTTCTTAAAGAAGAGACAGTAGTGAACCTCCTTATGAAGTTCATTGAGAGGTTCATTAAGTAGTCACCAATATGCAAATGGAAGCCTTGGGGATATATCCATCATGGATTAAACCAATGCAGATAACACACAGGTAAGGCTCATGGTTTACCACGGGAGTCTCTGTGTAGTCCTCAAGGTGCTTCGCTGGTATGCCCAGTGGGGTTCACCGGGGCTTCCTTGCGTATCACTCAATGAATAACCCAAAGTGGTTTAGTTACAAAAATGTCAGGGGTGTCCTCTACGGTGTATCGTCCCCGTTCCCCCCGTGGCCCTCCTTATGTGGCATCATGTCCCACGCAATGCACACGGCGGGGCGCTCTTCGGAGGGTACTGGGTTGCATGATGTAGCACCCTCGGGGGCATCAGTTACACCGCACGACACAATCCAGACACAGCACACCACGCAAGCCCCATTACTACAGGGAAAGCGCCGGACTATTAATCCGCTGCCCCCTCACGTTACACAATGCCGCACCTGTTACACATTAAGCCCCTCAATGATTGCTATATGCTCTCAGCGAGGGGCTTTTTTTCGTCTTTATAACCAAAAGCTATATACACGCGCGCGTTATTCTCTTATCTAGTGAAATCTATCATTTTGCCCTCATTGAGTTATCCCCTCAGATTCTCACAATGCACACCAAACGATTTAAAGAAAGTGTTTTACAAGTGAGAATTATATCGTTTACTATTCGTTCCACGTTGAGAGCAACACATCGCAACCAACCGGATTCGACAGTATATGACGGGGACACCCTGATACGGAATCAGCACTAAATAAAACAGTTTGACAAATGAGAATCACTTCGCTACAATGCGAACCGTACCAAGTAGAAACAGATCGAGGCAGGTTGTTCAGATTTAAGGCTCTACGCCTCACGGCATAAGTAGGTAACCCCTTTAACTCGTACATGGCAGAGCAGAGATTAGTGTGATTCAGCTTGATAATCACAAACAGATTGACAAATGAGAAACACCGCTGTAAGATGTGAACCGTACCAAGTAGCAACAGTAACACGCAACACCGCTCTTTAACAATTCGGACATATACCTCATTGAGTTCCATCAGAGCTACATGAGGGGGAACGATAGGCCACCCTAAGGGCTTATGACGTACTCAATTTATCAATAATCAATCATCTATCAATTTTCAGGAGCTATACAACATGGGAATCAACTATATTCAATGGGCCGCTAAGGTATCCACGATGCAAGCTGAACGAGTCCAAAAGGCAATCGAGCAATACCGTAATGCCCAACCATTCAGCAAACTATAAGGGGAACAACACAATGAAAACCATTAAAGAATTCGATGCGGCATCCTCAATTGATACCAGCTTGATCCGCGCTGTAATCCGTCAGGCTGGGGGCTGGGATAGCTTTAAAGGAATGGCTGAAGATATAACCAACCACGGGGCTGCTGGGGGATTCCACGGCTTCATTTACTATGTTGACACTGTGAAGTTCTATAAGCGCAACCGTGATGCCATCATGGATTATGCCCGTGATATGGCTAGTGATCTGGGGATGAACGTGCTAGATATGATTGGTGGTTTTAACTGCCTTCGGGATAGCGCCACATCTGAAGAGGTTGGGGGTACTGTATATGGGCGGGGGGCTGAGATTGACACTCAAGTTGCTAATGCCCTCTCGTGGTTCGCCTTGGAAGAAGTGGCGCGATCTTATGCAGACAACTGCTAAGGAATAGCCACGCCTATAGCGTCCCAAAAGTCGTACATCTTGAACCGCGCAGGGTGTACCTCTTTTGCTGATGATTGATTTTAATAAGGGGAACAACATGACGGACAACACAATGCAGGTTAAGTACATCAAACGGGGCGAATACGTTAAGCGAAAACCGGATGCCGTGAAGGTGTACCGAAGGGGTGAATACGATAGGGCAACAAAGCGATTCTCATTGGTTGATTGTGATGATGCAAGCCGTGAGATTTTCGTAAAGGCGAACACTTTATTAACTGTAGGTTTTGACTATTAAGGGGCATGAAATGACCAAAAAAGATAAGGCATTACTAGCACATTTAGACAACCTTTGGAACTGCGCAAAGGCACGCAATGAGGCTCTAAGTGAACGGGCATCACACCCACAGGTTGCCCCCATGATTGAACGGAATAAGGGCTATATGCTGGGAATTGAGGATGTAGTCGAGGCTATCTATAAATCTATGCGTAGGGGGACATGAAATGAAGCCAGTAAACAGCTTAGGAATCGACTGCGAAACAAAGGGAAAGGCGTTAATTATCCGCCGATTGAACGCCCTTAAATCAGTCCTTAGTGCATCAGATGGGGGCGTATATCATCAGGATGCTAACTACTCTCAGATACACGTTGAAACAACGATGACCGAGGACGAGTTAGATCATTGGCTATGGAGCAGTAAAGCTAACTTTGCATACCTTGGGGCATTCGCACGGAACTAGGCAATCACCTGTTACACCTTGGGTTATCTCAGGGTGTAACGATGGATTATCTAACTGTAAACAAGGAGAACAACATGAACACATTTCACACTGGAATAATTGAGCAGCACGGCGAACGCTATCGGGTTGAGTATGCATTCGACCATTACCACGGCGCACCTTGGGAAGATGATGGGGGGCATGGGGTTGTCTCTGAGTGGACAAGGCGCGACAAGCGGCCCTCTGAGCGGGTTCTAAATACTGACGGGACTCGCTCTAGGTTCTATGACATTAAGGCTTCGCTGGAAATAGCAAAGCGTGATGACTGGGGAAGATATGGATTCCAAACAACAGGCACGAAAGGCCAACATTATGCCGAACAGGTTGAGCGCGATTTTAAGTACCTGAAGGAATGGTGTGGGGATAAATGGCACTACATGGGCATCATCGTAACCCTGTTGTGTACTTGTGACAAAGGCCACGACCACGCAACTGAATATCAGGCTTCACTTTGGAGCATTGAGTCTAATGGCGATCTAAGCACCTACGTTCAAGATTTAATCGGCAACGTGGAATCCGATAGGGCACACCATAAGGCTGCATAAAGTTAAACAAGTCGCACACCTTGGGACAACCTCAGGATGTGCCGCTGGTTGAACTTAAATTAACACAATGGAGAACGAGATGAGGCGAACAATTGAGCAGTTCAAGGGGCTGACCGAATGGCATAAGAATTGCGACTACTGGGGCAATGCAATGGCAGCGTTCTTTGATGTTGCTGGTGAGATGGCTGTTCGCTGTTTAAACATACCGCATGAGTGGGGGTATCAGCAAGGTCTTGGAGGTGCGGACATTCAGGAATGGAACGTGGAATACCTCCAATCCCTAAGTGACTCCGATTTGTTAGCAATCGGCAACCTATGCCACCGCCTTACGGGGATTCTTGACCGCAAGGGATTCAGCTACTAACAAAGGGGAACAGAATGTATTCAATAACAGTTAGATCATTTCACGGGGCAACCCTCCGCACCCACTTCATTGATAACCGTGAGGATGCCATGAGAACAGCCTTTAACGAGGCCGATGGGTCAGGGCTATACGTAAGCATCAGATATACACCAGCGCCTCGCTAAGGGGCTTTAAACAAGGAGAACAACATGGCTAAATTCACGAAAGCGGGGAACATCTGGGCGCTCTCTTCGGATCAAGTTAAGGCCCTCCCAGTTGGACAATGGGTGTATGCAGGCGAACCGGATAACAAGGGGCGATTCCTTGGGGTAAAACCTTCGGGAACTGTGGTTGTGGCGTGGCTGGGTAACGCCCGGAACGCAAAGAACTACAGGGCGTATATGCGTACCTGTAGGGACTACGCAAGGGCACACCCATAACCCACGCGGTATCCCCCAAGTAGCTAGTAGTGAGAACGATCGTTCTGTAGTGGAATACATCTTGAATGGAGGAACACAATGAACCACGATCAACTTTATGACCTCCTTTTGTATCGCGGGGGAACACTGAGAACCCCAACGAGACACGGGGACTCACACTGATTATCACAGTTGCCACTAATTTACCATTGGAGTGCATCATAGATAACCCGCTGAATTAAATGGGTTATCTAAGGCTTACTTCAAACCCGCCTCACCTTCAACGAATTAAGTTTCTTGATTGTCAAAGGGTTTTATGCTAAATATAAGGCGCATGAATAGTATGAACATCGAACTGAACCGAAACTTCATTAAGGTAAACAACCATGAACTCTTCTTCGAGCGAACAGATCAAAAGCAATTCAGCAAGCAACGAACCACAGACGGATGGCTCATCACAGCCTTCGGGTATCTCTTTGTCTACTCTGACATCAAAGAGTGCCGCGATGGTGCTGATGAACACTTTGGATGTACTTCGTGACGGCTGTGCGAGGCCCACAGTACCCGCAAGTGTAATTCAGCACCTCTTAGCAGTCGCGGCGAACCCCGAGGGGATGAGTCTGTTTGACTTAGCGAAGATCACGGGTACATCCACTGCCACCTCGTACCGGATTGTGGATCACCTTGCAACGGGATCACCGGATGGTCGTAACAAGGGGCTGTACCTCGTTGAGACTTACTCTGACCCAATGAACCGTGCGCGTAAGATGGTGATTCTCACGGTCAAAGGTGAGCGGTTGATAGCATCCACCCTTGAAACCCTCATCAAGAACCTCCAGAGGGCTGCATGAGTTCAGCGGGGCGGATAACCAAAGTTAATTCCAAGGGGCAACATCTGGGATATACAGGTCGAAGCCTCAAGTGGAACTTCGGTAAGTTGCCTCATTCTGCCCAATGGGCGGCAGCGTGGGTCAGTGGCCTTGGTTTCCATCTGGCTGAAGAGGTTGTACTTAATCATCGAGGGGAAAACAATGCCTATCATCAAGCGCGGTGACGTTTACTGGTTGGATACTACAGTGAAAGGTAGGAGGTACAGGCAATCGCTTGCCACAGGTGAGCGTAGAGAGGCCACAGCGAGGGCTAAGGAGCTTGAGCAGGCACTGTGGCTAGGTAAGGCTGTAATTCAACAGGAACGCGCTGTAAGCCTCTCTGATGCCTTCACTGAGCTTAAAGTTTCTCACTATCAAGACACCAAGGATTACGATAATGTCTGTGGCCGATTCCAAACGCTGACCCGCTTTATCTCAGGGGATACGCCAGTTACAGCTATAGATCGCTGTGCCGTGGATAGTCTTGTAGTTATGATGAGACAGGCCACATACACACGAAAGACGGGGGGAACTGAGTATCCGTACAGCCCCACTACGGTCAATCGGGTGCTGGCACTGCTCGGTTTCATCTTAAATCGTATGAAAGACAAGGGGGTTCTCAAGGATGTACCTACGATGCCGAAGAAGCGCGAAGAGGGACGAACACGGTTCATTACCGAAGTCGAAGAAGAAGCCATGTTCTCAGCCCTCCAGAACTCCAGCAACCCCAACCACCAACGATGCTTACGGCTCTTTCGATTCCTCACGGATACCGGATGCCGCATGGGAGAGGCCACGGGATTAGAGTGGCAGTATGTTTTCTGGGATCACAACCTGATCGTGCTGGACGATACCAAGAGTGGCAAGGACGTGGGTAAGGCAATGACTGATACTGTGAGGTCAATACTACTCACCGAACTCAATGAGGGCCACTCTAAGCCCTTTGGGGGAATCGGGGAAACCATGTACCGTAAGGCATGGGAATACGCTAAGAAACAGGCTGGCCTTGAGGATGACAAGTCACTGGTAAGGCACAGCCTCAGGCACACCACGGCGTCCCGATTGGTTCAGCATGGGGTCAGTTTGAAGGAGGTTCAGGAGTACCTTGGGCATCGCAATTTCAACACGACTCTCAGATATGCACATCTTTCACCTTCGGGAAACCGCAGTGCCCTCTCTGTGCTAAATCGTGTGTCCGGTGTGTGTCATTCGGATGTCACTGAGAACACCGCTGGAAATCCTAAGGAAATTGTTGACCAAGCTGCAACCCTTATGTACAATGCTGTCACTTCGAAAGAAGTTCATTCCCTGATAGCTCAGCCGGTAGAGCGACGGACTGTTAATCCGCAGGTCCCTGGTTCGAATCCAGGTCGGGGAGCCAGTATTCAAGCCACTTCTGAAAGG